ACGTTGGCGTCGATAATCGTACCGTTTTCTTCCACGACAGGGTTCGACATCTTGACCTCGTTATTCTTGCAGGCCAGAGCGAACTCCTTGCAGAAGGCACGGAGTTTGGGGTCTTCATTCGGGCCCTCGACTTCGGGAGCCCACAGATACCATTGATTGTCGCCGTCGTCCTTGTAAACGGTCTTGAAGCGCCACAGATTCCAGTAGGCAGGCTGAACCAAGATCCTACCGTTCACTTGGATCTTGAAGCTGTCGATGATCGCCTGCAACTTTCGACTCGCACCGAGTTGCGTGGATGACATGGGCACGATGACCGGCGTCCATGTTTCGGCGACAACGCAGAAATAATGGTGAGTCATGACAAGCTGATCACCATCCGGCAAATCGAGAATATCACGCCTCGTCTTGCCGTTCTTGTCCACCCACTGTCTCGCACCCTTGAGAAGCGGTGTGTCACGTGGTTCGGACCCATGGAAGCCGCCGCCCAGATCGCGAGGCGTCCACTTGTTCCAGTTCGCGCGGAAGTAGCACGGCAGAAGCAGAACACCTTCGGCTTCGGCAGCGTACGATTCGCCCGTCAGGTTATTGAACACATCGCCGAATTCGAGGCCCTGAATATACTTGTCCTGCTTCTTGTCGAGCTGAGGACTGCCCTTCTGCGCGATGTAGAATAGTGGTACGCCACGATCTTCGACGTTATCGGAAAGACCGGCACCTTCGACGCCCTGAAGTTCGGCTATCTCGGTGACATCATCGACGACACGAACTGATGGAAGTATTTTCCTGTCGTCAACGACCGCTACTTCTTGCTTTGGCTCTTCCGGCTTCGCAGCCGGGGTTTTCTTACCAGCCATTACTTCTTTCTCCCTTTGACTTTCACGATACGCCCCACTGTAGCACCGAGAGTGTCGAGGGGCAAAACGACACCCTTTTCGACCTGTTCCTTTACGAACGCGGTCAGTGTATTCCACGGGACACCCATCGCCATTTCCGGCTCGGGTATCGTATATTTCTTGGATGAGATTTTCTTAATCTGTGCGACCAGGAAATGGGCCGCTGCCAGAGCTCGACGAGGGAAGGTGATTGAAACAGTAGTCTTGATCAAATCACCGTGTCCGTGCTTCTCGAGCCATGCGAAAGCCTTTTCACGTCGTTCCGGTTCCCACTCCGCTGCGATATTGGCGTGATAGTATGGTTCCAGAACAAGATCGACGTTGGAGCCGGGGAGGCCAATTTTGTCCTGGCCGATGCGCTCCATGAAGTCTGGAATTTCTTTGAACGCCATCTCGTTTCGGCGCTTACTCGTTTCCTCCAATTCTTTTTTCAACCTGTCAATCTTGGTGTCCAGGTCGGTGAGCTCCTGTCCCAGTCTCGCCAGCTTCTTGCTTTCTGCTGCTGACGGTGCGTCCGTAAAGCCGACGACTTCATCGTCCATGAAGTGCTCCCTGTTTTCGTGGGCAGGCATTGTGCCACCGACTAGGTCCGGGTGCAAAGCGGGGATATTGGTTGCGTCTTGTACGCGGGCGAGCGCGAGACCAAAATTTTGCAGCATCGCGCCTACGCGCGCGAGAAACCAATACTTGAACAGCTAACCCGTTGTGCGGGCGATATAATTTGCTTTCTGTCCGTACATTGGTTTGGCCTCCCGTACATTGCTTTTGACCGTCTGAAGGCTTAAAGCTCATAAAAACCGACGGATGCCGAACGAGCTTTAACTTCAAAAGTAATATCCCGGTTTATATGTATATAGAAGTATGGGCTGCGAAATTATCGTCACGCCGAGCTCAGTGGTACTATACTCCCCGGTCAAGGGAGTGGTTCATGTATCAGGAAAAAACGAAGTCATTTCAGCATCAGGTAGCTGCCAGAGGCAAGTCCCGTCGTAAGCGGGGTTTCGCCTTTTTCATGGAGATGGGCACTGGCAAGACCAAGGTCGATATTGATGAATCATGTGAACTATACGTTGATAAAGAAATTGACATATGGATCATCATAGCTCCGAAAGGTGTCTATTCAAACTGGCCTGACGTCGAGTTTCCCGTACACATGCCTGACCCTATTAGGGACGCTGCGGTGATCGGTAAATGGGGGGCGGGTGCCAATGCGGCCCGCCAGCTTGAGAGGCTCTTGAAACCGTCTGAGAGCTTCAGGATACTCATAATAAACGTGGAGGCCTTTAGCGCCGGTGGCCGAGCAACCGCCTACTGCGAGCAGTTAATCAAAACTGCTCGTCGTGGCGTCAAAATCACTGTCGATGAAAGTCCAACGATCAAGAACGTTGGATCACGGCGTACCCGTGAGATCGTGTGCCTTGGCAAGATGGCGAAGTATAAACGAATCCTAACCGGGAGCCCTGTACTCAATTCCCCGCTTGACCTGTACGCTCAGTTTGCGTTTTTGGATGAGAAATTATTGGGTTTCTCATCCTATTATTCTTTCCGCGCGCGCTATGCGATATTGCGGAAGATAGACTTCGGTGGGCGAAAGGTACAGGTCGTGGTAGGATTTCGTGAGACCGAGGATCTATCGAAAAAGATCACTCCGCATTCTTATCGGGTACTAAAATCACAGTGCCTTGATCTACCGCCCAAGATTTATGTTCAACGGGAAGTGGGGCTAACCGATCAGCAGGCCCGAATGTATAAGGAACTGCTGAACAACGCTACGACCAAGATCGATGAACTTGGGCCGCATGTCACGGCAACTGAAGTGATTGTACAGATCACCCGCCTGCATCAATTGGTCTGCGGTCATATCGTCGATGAAGAAGATAATGTCCATGCGATAGACAATAATCGGCTGAGTACCTTGATGGAGGTCTTGAGTGAAACGAGCGAGAAGGCGGTCATCTGGTCACGGTACAGATTTGATCTTGCTAAGATCGTTGAAGCCATATCAAAGGAATATGGTGAGACATCTATTGTCCAATACCACGGAGGCGTTAGTGATGACGATCGCAAGACCGCGATCAACCGATTTCAAGCGGATCCAACCTGCCGGTTCTTTGTTGGAAATGCTGCGACGGCCGGGAGGGGGCTGACGCTCACAGCCGCTGGCGTGGTGATCTACTATTCCAACGATTTCAGCTTGGATAACCGAATCCAGTCAGAAGACCGGGTTCATCGCCAAGGCCTCACCAAGTCCGTAACGTATGTGGACTTGGTGACGCCTAAGACGATTGACATGAAGGTATTGAAGGCATTGAGGAATAAGATCAACATCAGCTCCGCCATCATGGGTGATGGAGCTAAGGCTTGGTTGATCTAACGAATGAGGGCCGGTGTTCTGGCCTGTGCCAGAGACAGAGCACGGTGGTCGGTCTGCATACGTTCCTGGAAGTCCTTCGCCCCGTAAGCCTTGTGAAGTTCGAGTTCTTGTGCGGCCTTGTGCTCGCCGGCGATATCAACGAGCCGCAGGCTACGGAGTTCGCTACCGAACCCTGCGAATGTGGCCCCGAAATCATCTTCGACTTTGAAGGGTACGACGACACCTTCGCAGTGATATTTGCGCGAGGCTTCGAAGAGAGTGGTCAGGCAAGACTTGGCAGATGCTTCGCCTTTGAACTGAAGATTGTGATTCACGTTGGAGCAACAGGCGACGAGAGTATGGATTGTAGGTCTGTTGGACAAGATAGTCTCCCTTAGGTCTTTGGAGGATACAACGCCTCCATGGCGGTTGCGTAGAGGTTGAAGTGGTGGTCGGCAAGCGGACCCCATGCGTCCATAAGCGATGGAGCCACGTTCACCGTATAGAAGGTCGTTGCATCGACATACTTGAAGTCGCCGATGTTGACCGGCACATCCGTCACAGGATCTTTCCTGTTCTTGTAGGATGTGATATTGAACTTAGGTCGGTTTAAGATATCCCGGAGTTGCTGGAAGCCGGGACGTGGACAGCCCCACAGAGTGACTTTCTGTGGAGCACGGCCTGCGAGAATAAGTTTCGCGGCATGGATCGCAGCGTGACCTGCGCCGAGTGAATGACCGATGACATAAACTCTCGACGATGCGACAGCGGCAGTCACGGAATCCATGATGCTGTTCACGCCGCCAAGGAATCCTGAATGAACCATACCTAGATCATGGTCCATTACAGGGACGGCCTGGAAGTCTTCAAGCCAATCGAACAGGGTGGTTGAACCCCGCCAGCACACGACGATCTCGTCGCCGATTTGCTTGATACCCACATATCCACCATCATGTGGGAAAAGTCGGTCCCAATAGTCGGTGGGCTGGTCCAGGTAGAGGGTCCAGCATACCTTCGACAATTCACGATCGTTAAGCATACTGGACCCTTCCCCGTTAACCGATCTTGATGCCGATACCGGCGAGCAGGGCGATGATCTTGGACTGGTGCTTCATCCATGCGGGTCCGCAGTCCAGAAAGAACTGATCGGGGATTCCGCCGGATACACCATTGATCACCACGACAGCTTCGGCGAAGTCGCCGCCCGGAGTGTTGATCTGGACGGACGCGCCCTTCACACCCGAAAGACTGTCGAGCCATGTCTGAATGCCGCTGGAACACTGAGCATCGATCTTATCGCCAGCCGCCGTGAACACGGCGGTCGCCTGTGAAAGGTTGGCGTCGAAATTGGCGATGACACTCTGATCACCACCAGACAGCGAGAGACCGCCGCCCATCGTGCCGCACCCGGAAAGGAACGACATTGCAGCGACAGTCGCTGCGAGTAGGATACGCTTCATAATTCTCTCCTTGTTAGCTCAGCTTCTTTGTCAGCCAAGCGATGAACATCATGCTAACACTGACTACCCCGATACTGCAACCCGTGATGAATTGCACTACTGGAGATGGTGGCACGATCTGATGAAGGGACATCACCCAGACCACTGTCTGGGATAGTCCCTCACCTAACGTGGCGGCAGACAGCACATGAGACAGAGGTGCTTGACCTGACGCGATATCCATAATCGACATAGTAATCTCCCTATTTGGCTGTCCAGTGAACGATCAGCCCTCCTACTGCCCCGCTTCCAATGACCGCGAGTGTGATTTTCCAGACAGCGGAGAATGTGCCGCCGAGTAAGTTTCGCCAGAACATGACTTCGCTTTCGATCTGCGGAAAACCAGCGACCAGCTTTTCCAGAGCATCAAGGCGATCCCCGCATTTTTCAACAGCGATATTGGCGACCACGCTCGTCGTAGATTTCAATGCAGATTCGATGTTGGTCAACGAACCACGAAGAGCATCGATCTTTTCCTTTTGCTCGTCGATCTTATCCGACAACCGTTTGGATAGTTCATCGGATTTACCGTTCTGGTCATCGAGTCGCTTCAATACTTCCGCGCGGTATTCTTCCGCATTTTTGAGCGATTGCGATATTGCGCCCAACTCTCGTTGAACCTGCATCATTTGATCGGCTGACATACCCGTTGATCCCCGTCTCGGTGCCATTATGAAGACCCCTCACAGAACAGAGCGGCTTCCTCGAGCCTTCGCTTCAGAAGGCCGAGCATTTCTTTACCGCCCGCATGATCATAGTTAATGAACGCTTTCGCGGCACTAAGATAGTTTCGGCTAGTGATGAACTTCAGTATGTCTGACCGATATAATGCTCCAGCTCCCGTGTTATACTCGAACGAGATTAGAGCGGCAGTCTGCATTTCGCTGAGGCGATAACGCGCCGTCAGTTTCATGACAGATGTTTCGAATTCATTGAACCGCACAAGAAGTCGAGCATCGGCTTCTTCTTGGGTCCATTCGGTATCGCGCGTAACGTCGGGGCCAGTGTCACCCCATCCACAGGTCCACCGTTCGCCCTCAGCATCCCAATATGCCTTGAGACGACATTGCTCATTCTTCTTAATGAGGGCGAGCGCGATAGCGTTCATTCGTACACATCTCCATAAGCGTAGATGTCGGCGGTGGCCGCTGCTCCTTGAGGCGTGGTCAACGAGAAATAGACCGGGGTGCCGGTCGGTAGCACAACACTCGGGGCATTGAGTGTAGGCTCTTCAGCGATGTACTGAGATGACAGCGTCGTATAGGTTTGACCGGAACCTACGAGAGTAGTCCCAGTCTTTCCTGCGCCGGTATAGAATCCTCCCGCCGCCGTCGTCAGGCTAATCGACGCATTCCAGACCACGAATCGCTTGATGCGATAGATGCCATTGATCAGCATACTCATTCGCTGATCAGTAGTCACGTTGAAGTTGGCTTGGAGCAGTACACCGAGAAGATCAGTTGGCGGCGGAGTGAGTTGCGCGCAACCGGCAGAGATCAGGCTGGCGATGTCAGCCTGTGACTGTAGGTTCGTAATGATACCGTTGATATCAGCCGTATAGATGTTGCCACTCGGCAAGACATATGTCTTGTACGGAGTAGGCGACAAGACTAAAGTTTGTGCGAGCGACATGTTGCCTCCTTAGGGCGAAGTTGCTTTCATCCATGGAACGGTGAGATAAGTGTGTTCGCCGAATATGTAGGTGTTATCGTTGCCATCAATCTGACCAACGAATCCAAGTTCAGTTTCGGTGAGAAAAGCCGTGTGCGATTCAGAATAGATGGGCGTCCAATTTGTTCCATCACGAGACAGACTATATATTCGATTCGTACCATTGTTCTGGATTTGAAAGTATTCAAATTCGTCGGCAGCCACATCGACTGGACTTGTATTTAGTGTAGTCGTATTCGTAAACTGCCCAAGCTGAATATGCGGGGCACCATTCGTGTGGCTTACCATCGCCAGCATGATATACTTGGTTCCATCAGAAACACAGATCCCTGTGCCTCGATAACTGTAAGGAGTACGATTGCCCCTTATTCTAGCTGAGAATGTGTAAGTCGATCCAGGGACCGCTTGAACAACTCCTCGAATGAGATTGCCTGTCAAATTATTTGGTCCCATATCAATGACAAGACCAAGATTGGACACACTGTTCAAGGTAGGATTCGTCGAGTCTCCGGAAAACGTAGTCCAACCACCAGAACTCGGCGGCCCGTAAGGGTCAATACAGACATTGGCGTTTTGAAATAGAGGAAGGTTGCTATCCCAATGAATAGCATTCATCGTAACCGTTTGCGAAAAACCATTGACGCCGATACCAACCAAAGTCGGACCAGCGGAAAAGAATGCCGTTCTCGATGCAGAATAAACCACATAAGAAGAAACACCATCGTAACTGACAAGAAAATTCAGATTAGTTCCATCATCCTGTACACCGACATAAGGGGGCCAAAAAACACCCTGTCCGGCACTTGGACCATAGACCGATGACCCATATGTGGTGGGATTTGTATATTCTTCAATATTGAAACAGTAGGCGTTATTCGTATTCAAGTCCCAATGTATGATCTTACCAGACCCATCTGCTACCGCGATACCGAATTCATAGTAGTTACTCCAATTCGGTAGAGCAGATAACCGCAGCCATCGTGTCCATGGCGTTGCTGGAGCGGCCTCTGTTAGAAGAGCCATATTTCGACCTCCGCCAGCCGACGGAGTAAATACCTGAAGTCCCCTGCCGTTCGGAAGATTTGTCTGGGTTGCGCCGGAGGGTTGATTGGTCCAAGAGAACGTAGCCGTGCTAGGCGGGACATAGACTACACCGCCGCCTCCGCCGCCTCCGCCGCCTCCACTGACTTCGGTCCATGTGGATGTGCCGACATCATAGCACCAGAGGGTACTCGTGTCCGTTTCAAACCACAGATACGACGAAGCTGGTCCACTAGCCGGAGTAGGTGGGCTCGGCGTGAACGCGAGTCTCTGCGAATTCGTGCCTTGAGAAAGGAATCTATTCAGAGTTGAATCAGTCATCGTAACCTCACGGTGTGAAAGCGACTGCGATCAACACGCCTGCGCCATCTGTTATGAAAACTGGCGGTTCAGCTCCATCTACAAGTGGAAGCCAGCTTCCACCTCCGCCACCTCCGCCGGTAATACTTACATCAGCAACGCCACTCCCGCCAGCAGAAACAGTCGCACCTGAAGTAAAGTTGATCTCAGTTGCTCCAGTAACCGTCGTAGTTCCGTCTGTAACTTCGATACCTACGCCACCAGAACCAGATGTCCCATTAACTCCCGATGTATGAGATGATGTTCCAGCGGCATTCGTAGCGGTCAGAAAGAACGTGTAACTGGTAGATCCCGGTAATCCAGTGAACCCGAATACACTGGACAGACCAGAGAAGATTTGAACCGCGCTACTGAACGGCTGTGATAGACCCGGTGCCGCATAGAGTGTGTACAATTGAACATTATCCTGACGAGCGTTCATACTCCAGGATACATCTATCTGCCCAGAACCCGCGGTCGCAGTCAACCCCGTCGGCGTCAAAGGAACCCCGAGCGCCCCTAATCCATACCCCCGGCCAGTCGGCGTGTATTGATATGCGGTCAGAGTCGAAAGATCTTGGTTTCCCAGATTGAAGAGATTAAAGCTGGCGAATTTAAGAAGAAGGGTTTGACCGATGTACTGAACGGGGAGGGGGATACTCAGGACTGACCCGCTCTGTTTGCTGATATCGATGAGCGTGAACTGTTCGCCGATGGCGTGTGAAGCATGACCGTTACCGTAGATCCCTCGGTAGAGATAGGTCAAGTTCGCAGTGTAGGTGCCGGTCGTGGCGACGTTGCCGTAGGAGATTAGCTCGGGTTGCTGAATGACGTTCGCTATCGGTGCCGGTTGAATTACTGACAGAGTTCGAAAAGAGGTAGCATCGACATGAGTTACAGGCTGTAAGATTTGACCGCTCTCTGTTAAATCTACGGAGAGTGTATCGGTCGTGTCAGGATTCGACCCGCTGTAGTCTGGCAGATTTGCCGTCAACAGACCCTGTTTCGCGTTGGCCGTGATGCGCCCTATACGAGAGTAGGATGATCCGCCATTAACGCTGATATAGATATCTGCTCCGCCCCACTCATCGCCGCCGGACAGAGCGCACCAGATCGAGCCGTATTCTAGATCTGAATCAGGTTCAAAGACGCAAGGCATCAGTTTACATTCCCTGGATCAGCGAGTTGGTTGACTTCCACATAGGAGCCGGTCTGTTGATCGTGCGGATAGTAGATGCCGAGTGTACCGGGCCATTCTTCAGCGAGTACCGACAATTCGCCCTTGTCATTCTCTTCAATCGTGCGAATACGAACAGGCAAGTTCGTAATCGCTTGAATGAATGGATGAGTGATGGTTACGAGGTCACCCGGTTCAAGGCGCAGAAACCGATATGGGAGCGTGAATTCGTATGTGTTCCGCAGATAGGCCGCGCGCTGACCGATCAATGTAGCGCAGATCAATCCGATACTGGCTTGACAAATTTCCTTAGCGTCGATGTCATTGCTATCGCGAAGACCGTACTGCGTGATCAAATTGGCTGCGAGATAGAATATCGGATTTGAATTGTATTGCTGCGCTCTATCCGAGATAGTGACGCGAGTACGATTGAAGGCGTCCGCCGGGTCAATCCGGTTTACCTTGATCGGTATTTCCTTGCCGACGAAAACTTCCGGTCCAATGCTGTACTGGATAGCTGTCGTCGGCGTGTAAGTATATCCATTTGCTGTGATCGCTGCGTCACCGAGCGGTACGAATTTGATGGCGTTACCGGACCAGAAAATCCATGAATTTGTGAGCTGTGCCCAACGATCCAAGATAGTGGTCGCTTTCTCGGCGTTATACAGGAAGGGCGACATAAAGATGCCCTGAGCCTGAACATATGTCTTGTAATAGGCCAGCGATGTTGAATCAATGTTCGACATCGTAAGACCCATACCGTAACGAGGATAGGTCAAGAAATCAGGAATGAATTGTGATGGATCAGCATCCGGCGAACCATCTCCGGCAGTATAGCTCAGCTTCATCTTCGCTTCCATTGCAATGGATGGAAGCGAGGCTGCAGAACCTAGATTTGCATTATCGTTATAGATGTAAGACGTATTCGCGTATGACAGAGCCTGAGACGGGTAGTTGGCGACGACATAGCCCCACGGAGTTTGAGTGGCTGTACCAGACGCGAAACTATATCCCATATTGCTGAGGGTCGTAGTCGTATTCTGGTTGTAATAGACCGTGACTATTTCATCAATAATTCCTTCACCCAAAGCAAGGATCACTGCCGCGGAATAGGTGTAATTATCGCCCTTTCCACCGCCCTTACCGAAGAGACCACCTTCATCGTGCTTTTGAAAGTTGTTATACCAGATAAGGTTGAAGCTGATACGATTTTGACCGTAACCGTATGGGATAGGCATGTCCAGAGCACTGGTCTGAACCTGAATACCAGTGTAGATGATTGGTTGGACTGAACTACCACCGAATAGAAAATTACCCACGACGCACCTCGTAAAATTTGACCGGGCGTTTTAGACCACCCTTTGTCACCCTGAGGCCAGTGTCGTCTAAAGTGGTCACATAGACACAACGTCCTTTCGCCTGTGCATGTACGATCTGATTCACCCCCAGATATATCGCACCATGACTGAAGCAGCGACCATAGAAGAAGACGGCTACATCGCCAAGTTGCGGTGATGCAACTTCCCGTCCATGCAATTCAACTTCGATCCAGTTAAGGAATTTCGGTTCATCGTTATGCAGATACCACTGTGGATCATACGGTCTTGGGTCAAATGGAGCCAGTACGTTCGTATCAACATATGATCGCACAAGAAGCATCGCACAATCGACACCGCCATTCTTTCCTTTGATGTCCGCACAATTGACGAAAGGTGTTCCAACCCATGAATAACCTTCTGTCGCGATGGCGGCACGCGAACTAGCTTCTTCGGGTGTTGCGAAGATATAGCGTTCTTTCAGTCCATAGTATTGGACTGAAACCACATTATCTTTTGCGACTGCACTATACATCCAACACCTAGAAATTTTGAAAGGCAGGTGGTACGAATGGAAACCCGCGCCAATTCTGTTCGTTACCACGAGACGTACAGGTCGCGTTAGTTTTATCACAACCTTCGAAGACCGTGAAGGTATCGCCGGGCTGTGGGACGTCATACAGAGGGTACTCGAGATACACCCCGGTACTGTCAGCAAAGGCAATGTCACGTGACTGCCCTGACGCAGCACCGCTCGTCATAGTCAGCGCGCCAAGCTGGAATAGCGTGATAGGACTCACCGCAGGGGCAGTCGTCCACGGGACATATATCTTCGAGGCCGCAGGCGATGACGGCACCGTGCAATCGTAAGTGAACGATGCAGCGTTCAGCGTACATCCGCTATCGCAGAAGTTATGCAGACAACCGATCTGGAAAAGATTCCTCGGTGCATACTGATCGAGTTTATTATTCGCACCCTTGACTTTGAGTGTGGTTTTCACACCTTCAATCTCAATGGTGCTGAGTACACCACCGAAGTAGAGTATTGTCCCCAATGATGTATCGATCGGCAACGTCACCGGGTAAAGCATGAACAGGCGATTAAGAATTAAGGTCGCACCATCGAACAGACCATTGTGCATCTGCGACATAAGATCCGCACCGCCATTGAAACTGGCGTCGGTCGCGAGCATTGTGATCTCTAATGTCGGGATAGACATTGTGTTCACGGTCTGAACTTTAGTCCTTTGAAGAAAAGGACCATAGTTCGTGTAGGTGTTTCCACCATAAGGGATTTCTACATCAAAATTCGTCCAATGGAATACAGTGCCGCTCTGAGTGGTGACGTCATAAAGATCAGCCTGAGCCAGTTCTACCTGACCCGAGGCTAACAGGGCTGCGAGCGCTGTTCCACAATCTCTCATGTGCCAGCCTTACAAGACCGCAGAGTTACTTTCTTCACGGACCACAGATTATACATGAACTTCTCGAAAGTATTCGTATCTTCAGTGAACTTGCAATAGTAGAAATAGGACATATCGATCGTAACGGTCTGATCGGCCGACGGCGTGTTAAAGAACTTGAGTTGCTGATTCATCGGCAATGTCTGTAGAATTTGAAATGAACTGGCCGCTTGCTTCACGCCGTTGAGGTAGACGTTGACGGGCTGCGTCAAATCAACATAACCGACGGGTTCTGTAGAATTGTTTCCCCCGTAACCAAAGGTACGATTCAACGGACCGAATACCGATGTACTTCCATCGGTAGTTGCGACGAACTGTCCAGTCACCGAACGGTCATCTATGTTGGGATATAAGAATCGACCGACCTGTCCGCCCATTGCCAAGAAGAAACTGAAAAAGATCTTGAACTCGGGAGTGTTCGACATGAACGCGCCATTCGCGCGCAAAAAGTCATAGGTCAGTTCAAACTCATGGACGGGTGTCGATGATAGAGCCACGTCAATATTCGCACCGGCGCTGGCGACCTCACTCTGATTAAAGAAGTGAGGATTCCAGAACTGTGAATACCCGAGGCCGGGCAAATCAGGGTAGAGCGCAGGCATCGGAAGTGTTATCCCTAGACAGAGGACTTCGAGAACAATCTGACTGACGCGAGCATTCGGATGTCTGGTATTAAGAACTTCTTTAACGATCTGACTGACGCGAGCATTCGCTGTACCAGATACGAGTGATTCAATGACTTCCTGAGATACACGAGCGTTCGGTGTGCCAGATACGAGTGGTTCAATGACCTCCTGTGAGACGCGCGCATTTGGTGTCCCATCGACAAGAGCTTCAATGACTTCTTGACTGACTCTAGCATTCGTCATGCCGCCACATTATATCCCGCCGCCATCGCATTGACACCACTCACGGTCCAGTTCAAGTCAGTATTTGGATCCAAGATCCATTGGTCGGTGAAGTAGACGTATAGTTCTTCACCGAGTGCGTGGTCAGGTCCGTAGACCTCAGTAGACCCCGACTTGACTGCTTGTTTAATCTGACGCCCACCCGAGTCATCTTTACGATAAGCGCCCGTTAATTGAACACCGAAAACAACCACAGTTCCGCTCGGCAGAGCACCGAAATTAAGTAAATCTTCTTGACCGACGGTGGGACTGTAGTTATATGATGTGTCAGAATCCATGGAGATTTCAGAAACTTCCTGCCAATTCGTACCTGTGAGTGGGGTCCATTGGACAGAATTATTCCCCACCGCAAACAGAGTAGCGACGTGACAATCACCGATCGGTGATTCAGCGGGATGGATCCCTGCGCCGGTTGTCGTGTCACCATAATAGAAGTCATCGATAACAACGCCTTCGCCACTCGCACCGCTGACATACATGATATCCCACCATGCGTTCGATGTGACCTGCGTATCAACCCCGGTAACGTTCGCTACCACGATGTTATTGAAGCGAACTTCGAACGAACCGGCGGACGAGTCTATGGTGGGCCAGATTTCCACAAAAAACCAACTCGCGGGTGTGAACGCATTGTTGCCAGAAAGATAGAGTGGTGTCCCAGGACCACCCCCATCGCCATTGACTTCCACACCGGCAATTTCAGCATTTCCCTTAAACAGACCGAAGCTGTAGTTATCGAATCGAAACATGAACGTACATTGGTTTCGTGCGCCGATACTATCATAGAACTCAAAAGTCACTGGCGCGAGACCCTGTGCCAAGTTCAACGCGAACCCGACAAATGCCGATGCAACTCGTTGCTGGAACACATAGTTGAATCCGGTATAGCTGAGGCCAGCCTTGTTCCAGGTCACAGCCCGCTGAACGCCGTTACGCCCGGTAACGAATTGAATCGTGCTCTGCCCACCGACACCATACTGCAAGAACCCGGATCTTGCAAGAAAATCCGATTCATCATTATAGTGGTCGTAACCATCCCAAATTTGAAGTGCCATTATCTGGCTCCCGCGAATGATTCAGGTTTGATAAAGCCATCACGAACTTGGGCTTGGAACCACGACCGCATGAGGCTAGAATCTTTAGCAAGATGCGCCGACAGTGATTTCGATTCCGGTGCGTTGATCTGAGGCATATAGTGAACATGGACATCGCCCATTCCTCCACCTCCCCGGTTGCCTCCTCCACCGGCCGAACGCAGACCATCGGCGTAATTCTTCGGCACGACCTGTTCGCCAGGATGTAGAAGAGCAGGCATGATCTTCGGAACTTCCCAAGCGCCGGTTTCCAGCTTCGTGATCGTGTTGTATGCCGCGACAGCCGCGAATGTCCCGGCCGCAGCTATCGGGGCCAAGATGAGGTTGACCGGGGGTGGAAGAGCTTGCATGACTGACTTGTATGCGGCGGCGGCGGACGTGTAGGCGGAGTTCATGATCGATGTGCTATCTGCCGTAGCTTCGGCAGCATTGCTCGCGGCCGCACCAGATGCTGTGATGGCTGTTCGCGCAGTCGTTCCAGCGGCAGTCGCGGCAGTCTTCTGTGTCTCCAGTGCTGCATGGAGCAGAAGGCCCTGTTGATTGAGTGTTTGGTCAGCCGCCAGTTCTGCCTGAGTGTAGAACAGGTGAGCCGTGAAGTATTGCGCGTCGGCCTCAAGTTCCTTCTTGATGAAATCGCCGAGCGCCAGACCAAGCGAAGCTATCAGAGATTTATGACCGCTGAGGATATTGTCGATCATGGAATCTTCGGCAGAAGTAATCTCGCTGAACGCCCTCTTCCAATATTCGGCGGATTGCTTCGCCGCCGTATTCTCGGCACCAGCAATCTGGTTGGAGATACGCGCCAGCTCAACTCCGGTTTGGGCGGCGATTACCTTCTTTCGGTTTTCAGCATCTTCCCATGCTACCGAACCCTGAGCATATGCTTTCTCTTCAACATTTACTGCGTCAATTTCAGCTTGACCTTCGGCAATCGCGATAGCCTTCAGTTTCTCGAGTTCCTCGGTCTTACTCAGAAGATGTTCAGCCACCTGTTCTTGAAGAGCATCGCGTTGCTGCTGGAAACCGAGTTTTGCCAGTTGGAGGCCGGTCGATGCATCATTCTTGGCGATTTCAGCCTTCTGGTTCGCTGCCAGTTTATTCGCCTCTGCGATCGACTGATTCATGTCGATCTCGACTTCTATGCGCTGCTGAGCAGTGAGCTTAGTTCCAGCGAGAAGTTGCGCCCATACCTGGCGAATTTCGGCTAATCGTTGCTGACCTCCAAGGTTTTCGTTCGCATTGATTTCAGAGACTGTTTCACGAGCGTTCTCGATGGCTTCCTGGCCCGCTTCTTTCGCCGCACGGATACCCGGCGCAGCTTGACGTTTCTCCAGTTGAGCAAGCTCTTCATTGGCTCCCTTAAGATCCTCTTTAAGTGTACCGAGGGCAGGTCCTTTCGCGATAGGAAGCGCAGCCTTTATCGCTGCGATCTTTTGTTTCAGTGCATCGATCTCTGTACTGGTGGACCGGATGCCTTCTCCTGCCTTCAGACCAGCCTTCAAGATATCATCAGACGACTCAGCCTGATGACCTAATGCTGTCGATGCTTGAGCCGAAGCCTTGGCCTGCTCGTTAATCCGTTCGGTATTCTTTTGCAAGATCGCCGTGGCAGTATCGGTCTTGCCCATGAACTTGTCGATGACGCCACTCAACCCGAATGTGGCGATCACACGTGCGACCGAGAATGCGTACTGAAGCATATTCGACGTGCTGGCGGTGACATGCGAATCTGCTTCTGCCAGCGCAGGGCCGAGTTGCTTCGTCTTATCCGTCATAATTTGGATAAGAGCGGCGGCGGTCTTGTGAGCGTCACCGTTATTCTGAGTCTTCTGGAAATCTTCAGCCTGCGCAACCGTCAGTCCAGGAAAGATCTCCAGAACTTCTTTGAGCGACAACCGCTGGTCATCCAACGCTCGGCTCAGTAATTTGACCGCTTCTGGCGCTTTTTCGCCAGTCGCCTGCATGTATTCTACGGTAGCGAGCGAAAGGCCCTCGACCTCTGTTTTCGTCATACCGCCGATCTTGGCCCAACTCCCAACAATCTCTTCGGCAGTGTCGGTCGATGTATTACCGAGTTTCTTGACCTCGTCGGTTAGAGCCGAAACCGCAGCCTTGGTGAGTTCAGCGTTGCCGGCGAATTGAGCATGGATGGCCAGATCAGCCATCTTCATGTCTGCTTGATCAGCCTGATACCCGAGATAAGCGATACCAGCCGCCAGAGCCGCTATGCCGACCGTTGCCAGAAGAGCAGTGCCACTCAGACCAAAGACACGGTTAGCGATGATCGCCAACGTACCCGGGATACGATGGTAGTAACCGGAACTGAATTCGTCAAACAGAGCACGGAATTCACGGGTCGCTGTCGCAACCGGAACTCCCATTTTCTCTGTCGCACCGGCAGCTTCTGATGCTGCCGATCCTACACCTTGAATAGATTTGGCAGCGGCGTCAGAATATCCCGTCACCGCAGCCATCCGCTGCCCGAGCTGCGTCGTCGTATCTATGTACTGTTTGATCGGCGCAGTCGCAGCCTGAGCAGCGGAACCGGCTTGCCCGAATGTTTGAGCGAACCGTTGAGTTGCGGCCATAGAACGATTGTAGGCATCGACTACCCCATCGTCCGTAGCTGTGATTTCGATTTCTACTCTATTGCCGGGATCAGACACTTAATTCAACCTTCCTTTGGTCGCCTTGTAATGGTGGAAAAAATCTTCAGGACCCATAGAGCCTCTTTGGATTTTTTCCTCCATCGTCAACGGAGCCTCATACCCGATCTGTATTGCGCGAAGTTCGTTTTCCGGAGGCCATTCCTTCCAGTATTCGTATAGCGAAGTTACGTCAGGGAGCGTCAGGTTATCGATTTCAGAGTACGACCACTTCAACGCGCTCGCTATTCGCGCGTAGATTCGGCCTAACCAGTCGCCCCCGTCGCTTCCCCCGTCGTTGGTTTCTTCGCCGGTTCGGTCGCAAGACCGCTGACCACGAGAACCCGAAGGTTTGCCGCGTTCAGTTGATCGAAGGTGACGTTTTCGATCGCCTCCAGTTCAGCGACAGTTTTACCGAGCCCGGCTGAGAGGATTTCCATGGTCCCATCGTACCATTCCCCTTCAGCCTTGGCCCAGTCGTCTTCGCGTTTCATGCCATTCGCCCCGGCGTGACGTTGCTTCGCAGCGCCCATGCCGAGTCTTTTCATGACACCGAGGGTGATGGGTCGAACGGTAAGTTCCTGGGTGCCGAGTGTTACTTTCCTGTCGTCCATAAAATTCTCCCTTAGTTGGACGATTAACTGACCTGAGGATAGCTGACTTCGTACACTTGCTGCGCCGAATTGGCGAAGAAGCCAAAGTCCACTTCAGGCATCACAAAGTCAGTCAACTTGTGCGCCCGAGTGAGCTTACTGCTGATCGCTGCAAAGAACCGCACATAGTATGGATTGCCGTACAGCGACGAGGAATAGTCGATCTGGAAGACGGGTGTCGTCCCAATCGGCGTATTCTTCACGGTGATGGTCTGACCTCCGGTGTTCGAGGTATAGCCGTAGGTGATGAGAACACCTTCTGTTGCATCGGCGCTGGCGAACGAGTACTCACCGATGCCGGTTCCAGTACCGATGTAAGTGTATTGACCAGTAGCCGGCGAACCAGTGACGTACATGAGGGGAAGACCTGACGACGCGTAAATAACGCCCAGATCCTTATTGAATGTAGAGGCGTTGGTTACTGCGATGGAAGGTCCGAACGTGATGGTCGTTGCGTTGGGCACATCACCAGAAACATTCTGGGTCAATGTGACTGACGTATTGGCGACCACTGAGGCCACGAAAGTGTTTGCAGGGATATTGGTGCCCGATACACTCATTCCGGGCACGACACCAGTCGTACTGGTGAACGGAAGTACATCGCCGCTCGCAGTATCAGCACTCGTGGGATGAGTGACCGCCGCAGGAATGGTCTGTGCTTCCTGAATAGCCATCAACAACTGACCAACGTTGAACGATTGACCGTTGAAGACCGCATTCAGAGCGAGACCAGACAGGGTCGCTGCCTTGATCTTACCAGTTGCCTTGATGGTTCCCCGCGCCGCGACCAGAGCATACTGATTCGTGCCGTAGAGTTCCTTCGTTTCGGCTGCTTCGTCGTAAGAAAACTCCTGTGCATAGCCGATATTAACAGGAGTTTGATTGGCAATATCAATCCGGGTCACATAGAGTGACCCCGGTCCGAATACCGCCAGAGGCACAGTTGAGAAGACGGACATTACGTCACTCCTTAGGGGCCGTTCTGGATTATACGAATGGGGATCTTGGCGACGGCCTGTTGACCCAGGAACCCTTGATC